CAAGCTTATACAGTAGCAACAGACGATTTGTCAAAGTCTTACTTACAAATTACAGGTTCTTATCAAAATAAAAGCCGATACGTTAGAGTTAGGTCGGTGAATTTGCCTACTCCAGGCTATTTCAACTCTTACGGTCAAGTTCAATCTCAATATACAGCATCTATTCCATTACCAGGATCAGGTTCTACTAACGGATCTTTCGGAAATGCAACCGGAAACAACTTAGCTAGTTTAACAGGGGCTAACTTTTTCGAAAGCATTCCAAACTTAGCAAATAACCCAGCACAACCAACTACTAACATACAAGGCTTAAACGCAGGAGATTATAATACGGCGATTAACTTATTGAGCAACAAAGACGCTTATCAATTTAATGTTGTATACGCTCCAGGTTTGACCAACGTAAATGCTTCTAGTCAAATTAGTAGCATTGTAACTTTAGCCCAAACTCGTGGAGACAATATTGCAGTAATTGATATGGTTGGTTACGGTCAATCTGTTCCTACAGTTTTAGGTCAAGCTTCTGGATTCGATAACTCTTACGCTGCTACATATTGGCCATGGGTACAAATCAGATCTCGTGAAACTGGTAAAGTTAACTTCGTTCCTGCTTCTACATTAGTACCAGCAATCTACGAATACAACGATAAGGTTTCTGCAGAATGGTTCGCACCAGCAGGTTTGAACAGAGGCGCAATGACAACAGTATTACAACCAGAAAGAAGATTAAGTTCTAACGATAGAGACAGACTATATCAAGGTTCTGTTAACCCTATCGCTACTTTCCCTGGAGTTGGTACGGTTATCTACGGTCAAAAGACTCTACAAGGTAAAGCTTCTGCTTTAGACAGAGTTAACGTTAGAAGATTGCTGATCGCTTTAAAATCTTATATCGGTCAAATTGGTCAAAATATCGTATTCGAACCAAATACGCAAGTTACTCGTAATAAATTCTTAAGTCAAGTTAACCCTTACTTAGAGTCAGTTCAACAAAGACAAGGTTTATACGCTTTCCAAGTAGTAATGGACGATACTAATAACACTCCTGACGTAATCGATAGAAATCAATTAGTTGGATCTATCTACTTACAACCAACAAGAACAGCGGAATTTATTCAATTAGATTTCAACATCTTACCTACAGGAGCAACATTTGGTCAATAATAATAAACATAATAGAAAATGAACGATAATACAATTATTAGAATTAAAGTACCAGCTCATTTATACGAGAGTGTAAAGGCTAAATTAATGATCAAAGAAGAAACTTCTGAATTACAAAAATTGGAAGAAGCAAAAGCTAAGATCGAAAAAATGATCTCTAAAGCTAAGAAAGTCGACGCTCAATACAAAAGCGATATGAAAACGAAGAAAGAAGCAGAAGCTAAAAAGAAAGAAGCAGAAGCCGCAGCAGCAAAGAAAAAAGTAGAAAGAGAAGACGCTCAATACAAAAGCGATATGAAGACGAAGAAAGAAGCCGAAGCTAAGAAGAAAAATAAGTAAAGTAATATTTATAGAAGTGCCGATATTATACAGACACATAAGAACGGACAAACAACAGGTTTTTTACATAGGAATAGGAGAAAACGAATCTAGGGCTTACGATAAAAAAGGTAGATCTAGAGTGTGGAATAACACAGCAAGCAAAGGTTACGAAACAGAAATTCTTTTTGAAGATTTAACTTGGGAACAAGCAGTAGAAAAAGAAAAAGAATTCATAGCTCTTTACGGTAGAAAAGATTTGGGATTGGGTACTTTGGTTAATTTGACTGACGGTGGAGAAGGTACAATTGGGTACAAACACACACAAGAAGCCAAAGAAAAAAATAGAATCGCAGCAAGCGGAAAAAATAACGCTTTCTACGGTAAAGAAAGACCGGATCACAGTCTAAAAATGCAAGGAGATAAAAATCCTTGTTTTGGTAGAGTTGGAGAAAATCATCCAATGTTTGGAAAAACTGGATATTGGAAAGGAAAACATCGAACAGATAGAGCAAAAAAAGTTACGTACGAGGGAAAAGAATTTGAATCACAGACGGCTTTAGCAAAATATTTAAACAAATCTAAAGCCTACGTAACAAAAATATTAAAAAAACAATTAAAATAAAATACTATGCCAGTTCTGGATCCAAACGAGATCATGTTTACGTCGTTCGAACCTACAGTTTCTAACAGGTTTGTAATGTACATAGACGGCATTCCTTCATATATGATCAAAAAAGCAGACGCTCCAGGCGTTACTTTAGATGCGATCAAATTAGACCATATCAACGTTTACCGTAAGTTAAAAGGTAGAGCTGAGTGGAGAGACATGAGTTTGTCATTGTACAACCCAATTTCTCCTTCAGGCCAACAAGCTGTAATGGAGTGGGTACGTTTACACCACGAATCAGTAACAGGTAGAGACGGTTACTCTGATTTTTACAAGAAAGATTTAAACCTATCTATCATTGGACCAGTTGGCGACGTTGTAAGTGAGTGGATCATCAAAGGCGCTTTCATCAAAGAAGCAACTTTTGGTACCTACGATTGGTCTACAACGGATCCTACGGAATTAACTCTAAGTATAGCGATGGATTTTTGTATCTTAAATTATTAGACTGAGTATTTAACTACTAACAAACTAAAACCTCTGATATTTATAATAAAGGAGGTTTTTTTATGCTTAAAAGTTACTTTGAAATTATTAGAATAGCGTTACTAGAGAATCGCAAAAAGGGAGAAGAAGTTTATTATGAATCGCATCACATCATTCCTCAATCCTTTAACAAAAGAAGCGCAGAAGTATTATTAACAGCAAGAGAACATTATAGAGTTCATAAAATACTTGCAGAAGAATTCAAATCTCATCCAATATATGGTCAAAAAATGTTATGGGCTTTCCATAGAATGGCCTATGACGGAAAAAGAAAGCTAACCGAATATGAATATTCAGAAGCTAGAGAATTACTAATGCCCCTTTGGAAGAGAGATAAGAAAGAGAGCTGGAAAATAGAAATGAGTGAAAAAATGAAGGGTAATAAAAATGGATTAGGAGGAAAAAAGAATTGGGTTCCAACAGAAGATCAAAGAAAAAATATGTCTCTTGCAGCCACTATTAGAGAATTAGGAAATGTTGGAGAAAATTCAAAAGCAAGCAAAGGAATAGTGATATGCGAAAATATTTTAACAGGAGAAGTAATAGAAGCAGGTTCAGCCTTACAACTATCTAAAAAAACCGGAGTTCATTATTCAGTATTTCATGATATATTAAACGGAGAAAACTTTACCAAGAAACCCAAACCAAAATCTCCAAAAAGCAAATACTATAATTTTCTTCAAACACATAAAGTCTATTACAAAGACAGACACTAGAGTCTTTTTTTGTTTCATGAAATTTGAATGGTGTATATTTATAAATAAAATATATAGTTTATGGCAGAAAAATTTACGGTTCCCACCGAAATGATAGATCTTCCTTCGAAAGGTCTACTTTACCCAAAAGAAAACGCATTGTCTTCAGGCGTAGTCGAAATGAAATATATGACCGCTAGAGAAGAGGACATATTAACCAACGTGAACCTGTTACGTCAGGGCTTAGCTATTGAAAAGATGCTTAAGTCACTTATTAAGACAGAAATAAAGTACGAGGATCTAACCCTAGGAGACAGGAATGCGCTTCTTATTGCGGCTAGAATTTTGGGCTACGGTAAGGACTACAATTTGAGATATGCAAATCCAAACACAGGTCAAGAGGAGACTATTGTTGTTGATTTACAAAAATTAGTCTATAAGAACGTAGATCTATCTTTATTTAAAAACGATAACGAAGTCGCTTACGAATTGCCTTTCACCAAGAATACGGTTACTTTTAAAATTCTTACCATCGAAGACGACAAAAAAATAGACGAAGAAGCAAAAGGCATTAAAAAAGCTTTGGGTCAAGACGCTGGAATCAGTTTAAGATTAAAACATCAGCTAACATCTATTAACGGTGACAGATCTACAAAAACCATCAGAGATTTTATCGATTCAGGAGCGCTATTGTCAAGAGATTCAAATCCGTTAAGACAATTTATGGCTTCAGTTACTCCAGACATTAGCATGAAAACGACAGTTACGTTGAGCGACGGTACAGAAACCGAAATAGACGTTCCAATGTCTGCTGAGTTCTTTTTTCCCGGGAGCGGAATATAGACACACATTTATGACCGAAGTCTTCGAACTTACCTATCACGGTGGGGGAGGCTTTACCTATTCCGAGGTATGGAACATGGATGTGAATAAGAGGAGATTTAATCTTAAAAAGATCAACGAGTATTTAGAACGCGTAGAAGAGGTAAGAAACGATAAGAATAAGAAAATTACCGAAAAAACTGATCCCAATAAGATTAATATACCAGAATTCGCAAAATCAAAGAGCG